TGAATAACTGAATGAGCGAGAATTTTAAAACGGATTTCTTTACCGACCGGATCGGGCGTGGAATACAGGACATATTTCAGGCCCAACTGGATATCGCTACCAAACGGATTTACCAGAAAGGCCGTGAACGTAGGAAAGTACAGGGAACCGGGGAGATCATACAAGGGCGGTCCGGCGCGTTAATGGCCGCACTACAGAATCCGAGTTATTCGGTTGTTCCGGACGGTGAAGGGGTAATTACCCATTCTAACCTTCCATTATATACCCGTTTCCTGGATATGAAGAAACACGGTAATTACCAGATTTATAACCGGCAGATATACGGGATTCTGTATCATGACACACTCGGGAAGATTAAATATGAATATCAGGATTACGTGAGGGAAAGGGTAAAAGAAATGTTTGCTGATTCGCTAAAATAGGTAATAAAATTAATACCTAAATATTTGCAGGTAATGATTTTATTACCTATCTTTGTATCAGTAACCAATAAAACAAAGTTTATGCCTGAAATTTGTAGATTCTTCGGTATTATTATATTCCTCTATTGGAAAGATCATAATCCGCCGCATATTCATTTTACTTATGCTGATTATGAATGTTCTATTAGCGTATTGGACCGGATTGTGGACGGTCAGGCTCCAGCTAAAGTTATCGCAAAGGTTAATGAATGGATTAATTTGCATGAAGCAGAAATACTTTCTCTCTGGGAGAAGGCCCAAAAAGGGGAAAAAATAGATAAAATAGAACCTTTAAAATAAACAGCCTATGTTACGAGTTATAGATGTGGATTATATCAGGAATTACGAGCTTCTTGTTACTTTCAGTGACGGGAATAAAAAGATCGTGAATCTGGAACCTTATCTTACGGGTGAGGTTTTCGGGGAATTATTGGATAAGGAAAAATTTGTTCAATATGGTTTAACCCGTGTCACTATTGAATGGGCCAACGGTGCAGACCTTGCACCGGAGTTTTTATACGAAATTGGTGTAGCTGCATAAATCTTATATGTCATGAATAAGGGTGTTATAAAAGTGGATAAAGTGTGGCTTACTGATACGGCTATATGTATACGCACTTCTGACGGACAGGAAGCAAGTGAAAAAATAGCAGATTTTCAGAGGTTAAAGTGGGCTACTCCGGAACAAAGGGGGAATTATGAGATCACTCCTTATGGAATATCCTGGCCGGAACTTGATGAAGATTTGAGTTTTGACGGTTTTTTTTCTGAAAAGAAAAATAATGTGTTATATGATTTGTTTGTAGCACATCCGGAACTTAATGCATCTGCTATCGCTCGAAGATTGGGAATGTCACAAAGCTTATTTGCTCAATATATAAGTGGAACGAAAAAGCCTTCACAGGAGCGCATAAACCTTATATTAGATACTATTAAAAATATAGGGCATGAATTAGTTTCCGCTCAATATTGATAATACATTCTGTAACAGTTCTATTATACTTCATAAAAAAAGACGTAATACTCCAGATGTATTATTTCGTGAGAAATGATGCACCAATTAAGCCCGGCCCAATTCGGGCGGGCTTATTTCCAGCAACCTACTATTTAATTTTATTGTATGACATACGAAGATATTTTATTTCTGATCGGCTTTTTCCTGGTAATAGCTTTTTTCGTAGGATGTAAGCATAAACCGTCTACTTTATCCGGGTGGCTTGCTTTTGCCTTTCTTTCCTTTACCGTGACGCCTCTTATATCGGTTCCTTTAACCTGGTACGTTTGCCGGATGATAGATCGGGCAACAATTAAAGATAAAGAATATTTTGATCCTTCGGATTTTACATTCAAGAAATAAAGCACTTTCTTCTTATATAATAAGCCTGTAGAATGATTCTACGGGCTTTTTTAATGTCCTTTTCCGCCATTTTATCCCGGGATAATTTTGCCTTATAAAATTTAAGTTGTATGGCAAAATTAAAACCTGATTATATCGAATGGGTGTTAACCCTGAACGCCTCCGACGCGCAGAAGGAAATACATAATCTTTCGGAAAAGAACAAGGAGCTCCGGGATAGCAATAAGAAGATAAAAGAACAAATGACCGAACTTATCGCTACCGGTAAGAAAGGCGGTGAAGAATGGAAAAACTATACCAAAGCACTGAACGCCAACAACAGGGCCATATCCGAAAATAACCAGAAGATTACCGAATGTGAGAAACGGCTGGATAAAACCACTATGAGCGCCAACCAGCTGGCAAGGAAGGCGAACGCCTTGCGGAAAGAGCTTCGCGATACGGTGAAATCCTTGCAGCCGGAAAAATATGCCGCCCTGGAGAAAGAACTGAAAGAAGTTGAAGAGGCATACGGGCAGGCCACGAAAAAGGCGAAAGATTTCGGGAACTCCCTTCTTTCCCTGAATAAGATAAAAACGGTTCTGACCGGTGTGTTTGTCACTATCGGCGCGATGATAACCGGGCAGATTGTCGGCGGTCTAAAGGATGCGGTCAGCACTATCATAGAGTTTGAAAAGAAAAACAGTACTTTGGCCGCTATCCTGGGAACCACGAAAAAGAGTATCAAGGATTTAACGGATGAAGCACGCCGGCTGGGTGCCACTACTTCTTATACGGCCGCACAGGTAACGGAACTTCAGATAGAGCTTGCCAAGCTGGGATTTTTCAAAGAGGATATTAAAGCGATGACGCCTTCCGTGCTGAAATTCGCTAAGGCGGTGGACACGGATCTTGCCTCGGCAGCTACGCTTGCCGGTGCAACATTGCGTATTTTCAATCTTGATGCGGAAGATACAGAACGGGCACTTTCTACCATGGCAATAGGTACAACGTCTTCGGCCCTGAATTTTGAATATCTGAATAGTGCAATGTCTACCGTCGGCCCGGTTGCTAACTCTTTCGGATTCACGATCGAGGAAACGACCGCCCTTTTGGGAGCTTTGGCAAACAGCGGTTTCGATGCTTCATCAGCAGCAACGGCAACACGTAATATTTTGCTTAATCTGGCTGACAGTAGCGGCAAACTCGCGCTTGCTCTCGGTGGTCCGGTTGATAACCTGGATGATCTGGTAAAGGGGCTTAAAAAATTAAACAGCGAAGGAATAGACTTGAACAAGGCCCTTGAACTGACCGATAAACGTTCCGTTGCAGCGTTTAATACTTTCCTTAACGGTACCGATACCGTGCTGGCACTTTGCGACGCGGTAACAGGTGCGGAAGACGATTTTAACGCCATGTCCGAAGAAATGGGTGATAACGTTCAGGGTGCATTAAACCGGCTAAGTTCAACTATTGAAGGAGTAGTTTTACGTTTCTATGAATCAAAGGGTATTCTCCGGGATTTAATAGACCTTGCTACGCTTATGGTGGAAGGTGTGGGAGGTATGATCGACATGTTTAATAAATGGGGTGTTGTCACTTATACCGTCACGGCTTATTTGGTTTCTTACTATGGTGGACTGAAAATCGCTACCATGTGGCACGCCCGTTTTAAAGCGGCGACCCTTGCTTCGGTTGTTACAGAGAAAGCGCACGCCGTACAGCTTTATATCAGCCGGGCGGCTACTTTGGCTTATGCGGCAGCCCAGGCATTGCTGCACCTGAATATTAAAAGATGTACCGCCGCTCTTCGGTTAATGCGGATCGAACTTTTAAAGAATCCTTATGCAGCCGTTACCGCCTTGATACTCTCTGCCGGAATGGCTATTTACCAGTTTACTAAAAAATTGAAAGAAGCAAGGGACGCACAGGCTAATTTTAATAAAATAGAATCAGAAGTTTCCGCAACCTTGCAGCAGGAAAAGGATCAGATAAAAAGTCTCACTAAAGCCATACATGACACGAATCTAAGTGTGGATGAGAGACGGGAATATATAAAGAGGTTGCAGGAAATCGTTCCGGAGTATCATGCTTCAATCAAGGACGAAGGCGGGTTATATGATGAAAACACGGAGGCCATTAAGCGATATTTAAAGGCAAGAGAAAACGAAATGAAGATGAACTCGCTAAAGTCTCTTATGCAGCCTTTGTATGATGAAAAAGCTAAACTGGAGTTCGAAAGGGACGAACTGGAGGAAGAAATCGCCGATCTGAATAAAAGAATAAATAATAATCCCCGGTTGAGTACGGCAAAAATAACCAAGGTTTCACGGCTTACCATTGATAAGGCGGAAGTTGAGGAAGATTTGGAGAAGGTGAATAAAAAACTGGAACCATATATTAAGAAGCTGGAAGAATGGCAACGGGAATCAGTCAAAATCACAACGGAAGGCACTAAAGCGACAGGTAGTGCAGTAGTGGAAGAAACATCCCTCATAAAGAAACTGGAGGCAGAAAAGAAAAAGGTCCAGGAGCAGTGGGCAGAAGACAGCGAAGCGAATATCGCCAAGAAGAACAAGGAAATAGAACGTATCGACGCCGAAATAAAACGTTTGAATGAATTAGGTAAAGTCAAAAAGAAAGCGGAAGCCGGAGAGTATAAAAATACAGAAACGGGCGCCACATTAAAACCTCTGGAGATCGAGCACGAAAAACGTATGCTTCTTATCAAACAGAACCGGGAGAAGGAAAATAAGACGGAAGCCCAGTACATTCTCGAAGGGACAGCGGAAAATCTTCGCTATTATCGGGAACGTATCGACGCACTCCAGAAGCTGGAAGCAAAGACCCCGGCCAAAAAGAAGAAGTTACTCGATGAAATCCACAAGCTCGAAACGGAAGCACAGACGGCCATTTTCACGGAAACCGGCAAGCAGGAAGATGCCCGTATAAAACTGGCACAGGAGCAACGGGATGAACGGCTAAAGATCGAAACCGCTTATTACAACACCCAGAAGTATAACATGGAAAAAGCTGTATTAAACCGGAGTATCACGCAGGAAGCGGCCGACGCCTATATGTTACAGGTGGAAGCGGCACATACGGCGGAACTCCTGGAGATAAACCGTACCTACCAGGAAGATATTGCCGCTCTGGAGATTGCCGGGAAACAGAAACGCATACAGACAAACCAGGAAGCGGCCGACGCTGTACGTGAAACCGAGATGCAACTACTGCGTGACCGGGTGGCTATCGCACAAATGGTGGAACTGTTGACATCCGACAAGTCCGGTACCGAAGGGATGAAGGATCGGTACGACAAGGAAGTAAAGGCGGTAAAAGCCAAATACGACGCGGCCATTGCCATAGCCAAGGCCGCCGACCTTTCCACCGTGGAGCTGGAGAAGGCCAAACAACAGGCGATCAAACAGCTGGATTTCCAGTACCAGAATGATCTTTACCAGATACAGGCGGAAATCGGGACATCCTGGAGCCAGGAGTACGACCACGAATTGGCCATGTTGGAAAACATGCACGACCAGGGGCTGATTGATGAAAAGACGTTCCAGAAAAAGAAGCTGCAGCTGGGGGTACAATACGCCAAACAGTACTTTGAAAAATATTCCAGTCTTGCTTCTTCCATGGTGGAAGCGATGCAGCAGGCCGAAATCGACCAGGTGGAAGCGAAATACGATGTTCTCATACAGGAAGCCGAGAACAACGGGGAAGATACCGCCGCCCTGGAAGAAGAGAAGGAAAATAAAAAATTGGAAATTCAGAAGAAGTATGCGGATGTAAACTTTGCCATCAAGTGTTCCCAGATCATAGCGGATACAGCCGTTTCGATTATGAAAGCGACCGCCGATCTCGGACCTATCGCCGGAGCTGTCGCTGCGGCAATGCTCGCGGCTACCGGTGCCGCCCAGCTTGCAGCGGCCAAGGCAGAACGGGACAAAATTAAAAACATGTCTGTAGCAAACACTACCGGCAGCAAAACTGCCACGGCTGAACGTGTCGTTTCCGGTTCTTCCGGTGGTGGATATTCGGAAGGTGGTTACACCGGTCCCGGTGGGCGTTATGAAGTGGCCGGCGTAGTCCATAAGGGGGAATATGTGGTACCACAGCCGGAAATGAATAATCCTAAAGTGATTGACGCCGTTAGCACTATCGAAGCGATCAGGCGGCAGCGTACCAATGCCAACCCGTTACCACAGAATCCGGGTGAATATGCGGAAGGCGGTTACGTGACTTCCCCTGCAGGTGATTCTTCCTACCGGGAGTTCCTGGAAGCGGCAAAGGAGCTTCGCGCCT